CTCGGGATTGTCGTGATTGCCCTCGGGTCTTTGACTTCAGCGTACGCTTCTTTCTTCATGAACGTAGCGCAGCGTGAGTTTGACTCGGGGGTTGCAGATACGGAGTCCTCCAGTATCTTCCGTTGTGTTGGTCTGTTCTGCCTTTCAAACACTTCGTCAAGGTCAACGGGAGACAAACACTCGCGCGGAAAGCGCGAGATAAACTCCTCCATGTACATGATGAGTTTAGCATGTTTTGTCGCGTCGACGTGCTTGTTTATGTCGCGGATAGATGTCACTCGACCAAATATGAAGGCGCTGTCATTTGTCTCACAGCTATCAGGGACAAACGCCTCGTGCAAAAGGGGCGTACTGAAAGGTGTGAGCGACTGCTTCGCTTCAGGATCGTGGTCTCTGACGAGCATCTGGTAACGACGGACGCCCTCATAAAGCGGGTGCACGTAGTTGTCGGGTTGACGTATTGTTTGGCGGTAGTATGCTGCGGCAATTGAGCTCGCTGCGAGGTCGGTGGGCGTGTCGGTCAGTGAGGCGGCTCTCTTCACGTTCCATGGGTTAATCTCTGAGGTCTGGCTATGGCGCATGTGTCGTAACATCGCATCGGACGCAACCGGGATAGTTGCTGATGAGCAGCCAGCTCCTTGGAGAGCCATGGTGATGTTGTCACCCGAGTAGTAACACGTCCACACCTTGCCGGTCAGATCGACCTGTACAGGGTTGAAACGCGTCACGTCCGAGGGGGTGAACAAGTTCGAAAGCGGAAAATGGACCTTTCGAATGGGCGTGAGGAGGATGATCTCATGGACGTCATCCGCACGAATGCGGTCAACTGTCCACGATATCGAGCATGTCAATGAGCTCGTGCGGATGGTCGCTTTGTTCCAGTCCCACAACTTGTGGTTGTGGTACTCGCCACCATCAACGACGCTGAAAAACTCAGTGTCGATGAAGTGCCAGGAGGTGTTCATTGATCTGCCAGCGGCGTGTACGGGCATCACGGTGTATATGAGGACGGGCTTGGACCAGCGATGTATGTGATCTGGGAAGTCGTTATCATGGAAATCTGTGTCAACGCACAGAACTAGGGCGTTGGGAGGGATTTCGTCATTTGACGGCTCGACATAACGATCTTTATCGCTCTTCCAAGTCTTCTGACCGGGGATGCCAGCAC